GCTACAACCTATGGAATCATCGGATTTTTCGTGTTCGGATTCGTTCTGCGGGATAGCTTTGTTAAGGGTCGCTATCTTCTGATTCGACTCATTGGCTCAATGGTATTTTCGACCATATTCGGCATTGCGTGGATCATCGCCGTGCCGATTACATTGGGATTTGTCGTCGCCATCCGCTATTCTGATCCCATCCGGCCTCCGAGGTCGATAGAATAATGTTCGCAGCCCTTGCAAATCTCGCCACCAAATCCAGCCCAATCGCTGGAGGGTATGGCGGCTTCTATGCCAATCCCGTAGGCGGAGACATCTTCCGAAAATCTCCCCCGCCTTCTCCAATGCAGTTGATTCAGGAGAATATGGGCACGGCCAATGCTTGCGTGAGATTGAATGCGCAGGCGCTGGCCCGAACTCCGTTGCGGTTGTTCGTTGTCACTAAAAAAGGCCAGCGCAAGCCTAAGATGAGCGAGCGAGGGGAAACGAAGTATGTCAATCGAAAAGACTACACACGCCTGCTCAAATCCCCAGAGACGGGCGGACGCATCGCCGCTGCCGAAAATGTCGAGGAAGTCACGGAGCATCCCGCACTTGATCTGCTACGCAACCCCGGAGGTAAAGGTGAGGATGCTTTGGCCATGGGGCAGTTCACATTGCTCGAATTGGATTGCGCCTATTGTGACGTAGTTGGCGCGGGGTATTGGTATATCGAAAAAGAGGGGATTGGCGGGACGCCATCGGCAATCTGGCCGCTGCCTTCACAATTCGTCCAGCAGATTCCCGGTGGGAAAGACGATCCGATCGTCAAGGAATATCTGCTGGCAGTCAGCGGAAACAAATATCGCTACGCCCCCGATGAGGTTATCCCGTTTCGGATGTGTGACCTCTACAATCCATATCTTGGCGGCTTCTCCCCGCTCCGCGCAGCGATCGAGAGCCAGCGGACGATGCGGCAGGCGGTGGCTCTCACTAACTCCCGTATTCAGAACGGTGGCAGGCCGAGCGCCGTCTGGTCGCCCGATCAAGGACCGGATGGATCGAATGTGGGACCAATTGGCCCGGACGTGGCAGCGCGGATGCGTGTCGCAATGCGGCAGGCGTTTGCGCAGGGCGGAGATGGCGCGATTCTAGTTGCTCCATACGCTGGAGCCTTGACGCCCATTGCATGGCCGATGAACGACATCATCGACTCGGCACGATATGAAATGACCGAGCGCATGATTGCGTATGCCTTCGGCGTGCCGTACACAAAGCTAAATCGGGCTGACGCCAACAGGGCAAGCGCCGAAAGCGGTGATTACTCTCATGCTGTTGATGCGATCCTTCCTCGTTGTCATTTCTTCGCCGACACGCTCAATAAGTTCTTCCTGCCGATGTTCGATAAATCGGACCGGCTTTTCTTAGCATTTGATTCACCGATCAAAGACGATGCGACATTTGAACTCGAACAGACGCGCACGGGCTCGCAACTCGGCCTGACCCGCGTCAACGAAGGGCGGGCATCGCTAGGACAAGATCCGATCGACGGACCCGCTGGCGAAATGCGATGGGTGCCGAAGACGATGGTGCCGGTGAACGATCAAGGCCAGATCGACCCGAATTTCGTCACGGCCATGGCGTCGATGAAGCCCGCTCCGCCGCAGAAGGACGATGAGCAGAAACCCGACACCAACGGAAAACCAAAGCCGAAGGATTGGGCGGCGCTGCGGTTCGCGGGGTACGACGATCAACGGATTGCGGAACTGACGGGAGCAAGGCGATGAATATCCACGGCGAACCACAAAAGCGCACCGAAGCCGCCTTGATGTCACTGGCGCTATCCTGGGGTGACGATATGGACGCAGGTGGGCATGCATGGGCCGTCGAAATGCCTCGTGCCTATCGTGGGATGCTTGCGGGGCAGGGATGGGAGTTCGATCCGATCAAACAGCAATGGATCACAGATCACGGAAGGGCGATAAGTCCGGCCGAGCAAAAGCGGATCAGCCTCACGCTCGCCGCCGCCGTATCTCTGGACATGCAAAACCAGACTCGCCGGATGATCGACGGGAATTTAGAAGTCGGCCAGTGGCAAGATATCATCGGGCGTGACACGGCGAATCTGCTTATCGCTCAGGCGGCGCTGGCGGCTGGTGGGATTGACGAAATCACACCATCAATTCAGGCATCTATCATCGGAGACATCGCGGACGAAACGGGACTTGTTTTCAGTCTATCCCGTCTGCAAGTATTTGCCACCGACGTGGCCGGCGGACAGATGAACGAAGCGGCTATTTTGAATCGTGCCGGGCTCTATGGATCATCGTCAAACACGATCTACGAGCAGAGCCGTGGAATCGGCCATGCCGACGCCTTGTCAGCCGCTGGAGCGCCGCTGTTTGGTTTTGAGCGAAATGTACTATCGGATGTGTTACACTGTCCCGAATGTCCGGCGTTGACTGATTTAGGGTGGGTGAAGATCGGGACACTGCCAGAGCCGGGCACAAGGATTTGTGCCATGAATTGCTGGTGTTATCTTGAATACAGCGCGACGGGGAATGAGGAATAATCATGAATGACGAGATCGATTGGACAATCAAGGGAATCAACTCCGGTGGCGAGTATTTTGCCGAATGCCGAAAGATAACTGGGGATTTAACAGGCCCACAATTTGACGCTGGAGAATCTGGCCCAGAGATACGACGAGTCGAAGGTTATTTCACCGTCAAAGACGATGCCGAATTTCTCGAAATGAAGGATCGGGCCATCCAGCTTCGAGCACACATTCCATTAATAGGAAATGCCGTGGTAACGAAAGTTGAGGCTGTCGATTCCCGCCATCACAAGATTAGCTTTCGATCCACCGGCGAGGTAAAAAGGATTTCACCATGAGTAAGTTTAACTCCACAAAAGTCTATGGAGACTGCGCCGGCCCATTGGGATTCCCGATGCAATCAGCATTGGCCAAGTTGGCCGAGAATGCGATTAAGTCCGCTCCAAAGGAAGTTCACGACAGATTCAAAACGACGGTCAACGGACAATCGGTCGATGGATACGTTCGCCGGTTCGTGGTTCCAAAAACCGCGCCCGAATTCAACGACCCCGAGCAGTCCGATATCAGCGTCATTACCAGCGAGGCGATCGACCATGACAACGAAGTGATTCTCGCCAGCGGGCTCGACTTCAACACGGTTTTCCAAAAGAACGCCGTGGTGCCGTGGTGCCATGCTTACGATCGTCCGCCGGTTGGCCGCTCGATGTGGGTAGCGCGGGCAGAGACAGAATCAGGCAGGGCATGGAAGGCTAAGACACGATACACGCCGCGCCCCGAAAATCACCCCGAATCCGCCGAATGGTTTCCGTCCAGTGTTTATCATTTCGTGAAGATGGGTGACATGCCCGGCAAGTCGATCGGGTTTATACCTCTGTCGATCCGCGAGCCGACCAGCGAGGAAAAGTCAGTCCGTCCCGAACTGGATGGCGCTGATTGCCTGATCGACCGGGCTTTGGTTCTGGAATACTCTGTTGCCCCGGTTCCAGCCAACCCCGAGGCCCTGGTTGAGACCGTATCGAAAATGCGGGCCAAAGGTATGATTGCTCCGAAGGAACTGATGGACGCGTTGGGGATCGTGATTCCCGAGCAACCCAAAGCCAAGGAGATCATCGTGATTAACTCGAAAGTGAACGAGCATCCCACTAGCGGGAAGCCGCCTACTGGTACGATGCCGCTTTGCCCGAAATGCCTGACGAACGATCACATGACGATGCGATCGGAGAAAACGGTTGACGGCGATGCGGTAGAAGATGGCGATACCTATCACTGCGCCAAGTGCAACACCGATTACAAAATGGATGACGACGGCGCGATGACCGAGTGCATGAAAGACGAGCCGATGCCGATCGAATCGCCAAAGCAATTCGTCCGCGCTGACACGATCAAGCGGGCCGTAGAGGAAAAGCTCATCGCCCACAAACAGAAGCTCGCCGTGGCGCTCGCCGATGCAGTGGATGATCGGATCAGCAAGTTGATGGGGACGGTGTAAATTGGCCAAGCACGCGACAGCAGCTAAAGAACTGGAAGTCCAAGGCGAGCCCGACGTCTTGCCCCCAATATCTCCCACCAAGGATCAGCAGCTTCAATCAAATTTGAAGTCTGCGATCGACGGATTGGTCGAGTCGGAAGTTATTGAAATGCTCGCCTTGCGAAAGAAAAACGACGCCGCCGAAATTGCCAGGGCCGCGGAAGCCGAGTGGACGGAGGCAAATCAGAATCAACAGAAGGCCCGATTGGCCTTGACAGCGGCAATCAGGCTTGCTAAGAATATCGTCTGACAAGTCGGATTCGTCCGACGCTCTTTCAAAAACCGCCAGTTTCGCCAGCCAACGTAGCGACGTTAGTTGGTGTTTTGCGATCAAGTAGGCGCAATGCCGGAGCTTTGACGCAAAGCCCAATGGAGATGTTAGCCGCGGCTAGAAACAAAGTTTCTAACCCCGGAGCATCCCCATGAAATGGGCTGAATATCAAAAAGACGACGAAGGCCGAAAGACTGGCGAAGTCGTCCAAATCGAAGATCAAGAATTCACCGTCCTCAAGCGACTCGGATTCGTCAAGGAAACGACCGAACCTGCCGATGTTACCAAGGCCGCTGTCGAGGCACAGAAAAAGCTCGACCTCGAATTCAAGTCCACCCTCGGCCAGCTTGTGGATGAGCGGCTCGCCGCTGCCCTGGACCGCTACGGTGCCACCAAGCAGATCGACAGAAAGCGGCCACGCGGGACCATCTCCACCCACGACAACGCCCTTGATGATCCGACCGGCGGATTCAAGCACTTCGGGGAATTCCACTCCGCCGTCCGCAAGGCTTGCCAAGACAAGTCGAATGTGGATGAACGATTGCGGATCACCCAGAAGGCCAACGGCGCTTCGGAAAACATCGACGCCGATGGTGGTTATGCGACCCCCGTCGAATTCGCTACCACGGTTTTTGACGACATCATGTCGCAAGACTCGCTGTTCTCGGAGTGTATGACCATTCCGATGACCAGCAACAGCATCAAGCTGCCCGCCATCAATTATCTGACCCAAGGCGCTTACGGCGTGACGGCCAATTGGGAGGGCGAAGGCGTTTCGATCCCGACCAGCAAGCCGAAGTTCCGCCAGCCGCAATTAACCCTGAATAAGCTGGCCGCTTTAGTGCCGGTCACCAGCGAACTTTTGGAAGACGGCTTGGCCATCGAGTCGATCATCGAAAAGCTCGCTGGCGAGGCGATCACCTACAAGATCAATCAGGCGATTTTGAATGGTACGGGTGTCGGCCAGCCGGCGGGCATCATCGGACATCCCTCGACCGTTCAGGTGACGCGCGGCACGCCGAGCCAGTTCACTTCCATCGACCCGATAACGATGCGTTCGAGGTTGTACAGCACGTCTGGTGGAGTCTGGTACGTCAACAAAGACACCGAACCCGGCATGCTGACGATGCAGGACGCCAATGGGCGATATCTGTACTTCGCCCCCGGCTCATTCGGTAATGAACCTGATGGCAACGGTCGGTTGCTCGGCTACGAAGTTAAGCCGATGTATAACCTTCCGAGCTTGGCAAGTTCCGGTTCGGTGGTTCTGGCCAACCTGAAATCCAACTACGCCCTCGGCTACAAGGCCAGTGGCGTGACCAAGGCCATGTCGATCCACCTTTACTTCCTGACTGACGAAGTGGCCTATCGGTGGACCTTCCGCATGGACGGTCGGCCGATGCGCGACACGACTCTGGCCGCGGCGAACGGTTCGGCAACCTACGGATCAGCCGTTCAATTGGTCTGATTACTTTTGGAGTATTGCTATGTCTCAAAGTCAAGTAAACGCTCTTTCGGCCGATGCCTTCCCAGCATTGCAGCCCTTGTGGCCGGTGGCGCAGGCTACTGGCACTGTTTCGGTCGGTTGGGTGAACATGGCCAACTTCCGGCGCATCAGTTTCATTCTGGATGTGGGCAATACGGGTGCCAACGCCACGGTCAACGCCGTGGTCAATCAGGCCACCAATTCGTCCGGTGCCGGGTCAAAGGTTCTCGCCGGTGCCGCCGGCAGTAAGGCCATCACCGCGATCACTGCCACCGGACTACAGGCCGTTGTGAACGTGGCGATGCCGGACCTGGACTCCAATAACTCATTCACCTACGCCCAACTTTTGGTCACGGTGGGAACGGCATCAGCGCTGATCTCCTGCGATGTAATCGGCGATCCGACCTACACCCCGCCAACGCTTCCAGCGTGGATGTCTCAAGTCATTCTCTGATCCAGCGAAGTCGCCGGGAGCCGGTACGTAATCCGGCCCCGGCAGTTTTTTGAGCCACAGTCATGGCTAATCCGGTATGGACGGGGGCAACAGACAATAGTTGGTCCACGACCACCAATTGGTCCACGGGGGCGGTCCCGGTCACTGGCGATAACGTCACACTAAGCGGAACGGTTCCGATCACCAGCGGCTTAAGCCAGTCCGGCGTTACCCTGGCTTCACTGATCGTTCTGCCGAACGGCGTAACTTGCGGGACGCTCACAACCCCCCTTGCAATCAGCGCGTCCCTAGTAATCTGCCCCGCCCCAACGGGAAACCAAATATCCCAGGGAATCACAAGGCTAAATTTGAATCTGGGAAGTAACGCCGCCGAGGTTGTTGTCCAATCCACCGGAACTTCCCTCGACAGCGGCCTTGACCCGGTTCGCATCACCGGATCGAATGCCAGCAACGCATTGACAGTTTCTGGGGGCATCGTGGGGCTGGGAACCAATCTGACGACGGATACGCCGACCTTCCCCACCATAACGGTCACCGGCGGTCAGTTGACTTGCGGGATTGGTCTGGTTGATAACGGGGCATTGACGCTCACCGGAGGAACTGTAATTGCCAACAACCGTCCGGCATCCGGAGCGATGTGGACGACAGTCACGATCAATGGGCAAACCAATTCGACCCCGATACTTGATTGCAGCAAGAGTGCCGCAACGGGGACTATCACCAATCGCAACCAATATAATGGTGTGTTCAAATGGGCCTATCCCGGCCAGATTACAATCACCAACGATAACGCCGGATCATTCTATCAGAGAACTGTTTCTTCAATGTGAGGTCTCATGCCCCGCGTCGATTGTTCGGATATCGCCCACAAAGTTACGGCCGTTTTTTCCGTTCCCCGAACAGGGTGGACGGCGAATATGTTCTGCGCCGCCATGGCCGCACGTGACCTTGGGATTGGTCTGGAATACCACACGTCGGCATATTGGAGCGCTTCACTTGAAAAATGCCTGCAACGCGCGATCGACCATCCACAAGGATTCGAGTTCGCCCTGACGATTGACTACGACACCGTTTTCTCGACCGAAAGCATCGTCTATCTTTATGCACTAATGAAAGCCAGCCCAGAACAGGATGCGATTGCGGCGATGCAGCTCAAGAGAACAACAGGGGAAATGATGTCGGGCGTTCGTGGGCCCGATGGTTCGCTTTGCAAGCAGGTAAGCGCCGAGCAGTTTTCGGCCGAACTTGTGCCGGTCTCATTCGCCCACTTCGGTCTGACCATGATTCGCTTGTCGGCCCTGAAAAACATCCCGCGCCCATGGTTCCTGCGCCTCCCCGATCCGGAGAAGCCGGGGGAGTCGATCGACGACGATATGTATTTCTGGCAGCAGTGGGAACGACATGGGAAAATTCTCTCGATTGCAGCACACAACCCAATCGGACACTTACAGGAAATGATTGCGTGGCCCGCGGAGAACCTCGCCACGATCTACCAACCTTATGGAGACTTCGAACGCAACGGACCATCGAAGGAAGTCCGGCAATACGGTGGTCGAATCGCCGAGCGTTCACAGGTTGGTGTCGCCCCGAAGAACGCGGATATGCCTGTCCAGTCCGCCCCGATTGAAGTGTCGACGCCGAAGATTTCGGATGGCTCGCCGATGCTTTCGATTGGAGGACAAAGTCAGAAGCCGGATGACAAGGCCGAGGTTACGAGCTGGGGGCGGTTGCCAGAGGACAAGAAGCGCGGCTTAACGGTTTAACCACAAGTAGATGATCGTCCCGACCAGCAGAATCAAAAACAGCGCAATCGCCCCGATGTTTTGATCGTGCCAGAAGTCGGGCTTCATGATAATCGGCCGATCGTCGTGGTTTCTCATGCCGTTATTCTAGCAAATTGCGGGGGCGGTTGGTATTGTTTTTCCAGTGGTATCCCCGATTGCCATTTACAGAAAAGGCGGATTCGGCGACAGATTGCTCGCTGCCCAGACAACCGCCATCCTAATCGATGCCGGAATAAACGCCCTATGGCATGACGATAGCCCGGACATGCTCGCCCTATGCGATGTGCCGAAGTACAACGGCGAACTCCCCGCAATTAATTGGTGGTGGCATTACTCGCCAGAACACTATTGGGACGGCCGGAGCTTTATCAGGAAGGCTCTGGACAACTTTGCGGCCGACTTCCGGACGGAGGCCATACCGGAGACGCGCAGATTCGTCCCGGTCCATTATGTTGATGATCCGGCCATTGAAGGCGTCGACGTTGCTATCTGTTCGTCCTGTGGCCATTGGAGCAAATACCGGGAATATCCATGGATGTCGGCGGTGAAGCAGGAATTAGACCGACGGGGTATCAAATGGGTGGACATGAGCGAGCGGGGCATCGTTGGAAATGACGCCTTGAATCTCGCCAAGAAGTCAAGGCTATATCTGGGCATCGACACGGGAATGAGCCACTATGTCGCCGGCGTCGTCCGCAAAGGGTTGATCCTTCAAAGCGGATTCAGCAACCCGGCGCTGTGGGCTCCGCGGTACGGCTTTGATTTTCTGTCGGTGAAGGTAGAATGTGGCAATTGTTTCCTGTCGTCTGGATGCCAGCACGGGCATCGGTGCATGACAACGATGAGCCCGAAGGATGTGGCGGAGCAGATCGAGCAAAGGGTGAAACATGAGCAAGGAACGTGCATTGGCGATGGACATCAGAACCGAACCGAAGCATATCTCCAAAAGCACTCGCGGGCCAAGGCATGATCGCCACCAGTTTTTTCACCCCTAACGGAAAATACCCCGAACTGGCCAAGCGGCTCACCGTTTCTCTGGACCGATTCGGCCTCATAAACAAAGTGCTGCCGATTGAAGATCAAGGAAGTTGGCAGAAGGGGAACGCCGCCAAGCCCGCATTCATCCACAAGATGCTGATCGAGTTTCGCCAACCAATTCTCTGGATCGACGTGGATTGCGAACTGCTGAAACTACCTCACCTTTTTTGGAACGGGACGCACGATTTCGGCTGCTACAACTGGCATGCCGACCCCGACAACATTAACGATGCTCCCGTTGACCCCGACAATATGCTATCATCTGGGGGCGTGATTTACTTCGGATATACCGCCCCGGCTTTGGAGCTTTTGCAGCGATGGGTGGACGGCATGACACAGAAACCTGACGCCGCTGATGACAATGTGCTGGACGGGGTATTTAAGCTACATCGCCCTC